ATGGTCACGGTGGTCACTGCCCCACCAGAAACGCCGATCGTGGCCTTAGCGCCCGATCCTGAGCCTCCGGTGAGGGTTACGTTGGGGTATGAGGCGTCGACGTAGCCAGAGCCGGGTGTGATAGCCCCCAACGTCTTGATGTTGCTGCTGGTGATCGCCACCACGGACGTACTCGTCGGAATGTTGGAGCCAGAGATGACCTGACGCAGCGCAACTTGCGTGTTGTAGGTATCGCTGTACAAAAAAGCGCTACCAGACACCACGTTGTAGGTCTCGGTAAACACGGTTTCGGCCTCGCTGGTGTGCCAGTCTGCGGCCACGGGGTAAGCAAATACCTGCGAGAAGTACCCGGCGGAGCGTTGAGCACCACGGGCCTCGCCAGCGTCATACCAAGTGTTTTCGCGCACGTTGTAGATGATCGCATCCGTGCATTCGGTTGCATCCCCACGGGGGTAAAACCACCAAATCTCACCAAAACGCGGAACCTTCGTTGCCCAGACTTTTTGACGCTGATCGTAGTTCAGGTTGTCAAAGAAATAGTTCTGGTTCATGGTGTTGGGGATCTCTTTGACCACACCGTTGTACAGCAAGAAGCGATCAGTGCCGCACCAGTAATACACGCCGTCGTACTCAATGACCGACTGCGAGGACAGAATTGATGACTGGCTGCTGATGATGTCATAGCGCCAGTACTGCGGGGGTGTACCCTGACCGCCGATGTATGACACGCGCACAAGGCTGTCAAGCGTCCAAAACAGGCCAGAAGGCGCGTTTGAGCCACCCCTGACGGGTAACCCCTGCACAACCTTGCCAGAGGCCACGTTGGTGGCATTGGCGTCGGCAGAGACCCAGTCGTTGGTATTGCCAGCCGAGCAATTTTGAATCAGACCGTTGTTCCCGTACACGAACAGGTAAGGGTGCAGCGCCACAACCCCGCCAGACACCGAGATGTTGTTGTTGAACGTCAGCGTAACAGTGGCCGTGGCAGTTGCGGTATTGCTCAAAACAACCGTCCATATGCTGGATACCTGCACCACAAACACCAGCCCGGCGGTCGTGCCTGCCGTTGTGACAATTGCCGACCCGCCCGAAGTCTTCGACAGCGTGAATGTGGTTGTTCCGTTTGTCGCGATGATGTAGTACGTTCCGGGTGATATGCCCGTTGCGGTCCCGGTCAAAGTTCCCGTCACAACAATTTGCTGGTCATTGAGCAACGTCGTTGCGCTGCACGAGAATTGACCTGCCGTGCCAGTCACCGCAACCCCGGCCAGCGTGTTGGTGGTGCTCACGAGGCTGGCAGACACCACGGTTGTGTTGGCGGGTATGCCCGCCCCAGTCACAGTTTGGCCAGCGCCAATCAACGTGTTGATTGCGGCCATGGTCACAACTGAACTCAAGTTTGTCGTGCTGCCAGTGGCGGTGAAAACGCCCACTTGGCTCATGTTCAGGCCAGTGATGTCACCAATTAGCACAGGCGTATTGGTTTCGCTGCCAATATCCGTGAGGTCCTGTCCGGGGTGCGCAACAAGCGACTGGACTCCGTTGCCGCCAACGTCATAAAAGCCATCAAATTGCCACAGGTTTAAGTTTGATGCTGTGAAGTTGGCCAAGGTGAAGTCACCCACGCCAGCGCCCACGCCGTTGTTGTCAATGGTCAGGACTTGCAGGCCGTTGTTGTAGCCGCTGAAGATTGACGTGAATGCGTTTTGTGGGTTGACCCAAATGCCGCGAGAGGGTCCAGTAAGCTGGTCAGAGATGACGCGGTAACCGCCAACCTTACGCGGGCGGCCACGCTGGAAACGGACCCACTCCCCGTCGTTGTAGTACATCTTGTCGAACACCGTGCCATCGCGCTGGATGCCCGGCTGCGTGTCGAGGGTGAAGACCTTGGCTGTCATTAGAAGGTCCCGCCCTGAACACCCCCAGTAAAGTTACCAGTGCCCGGTATGTTCAGCCCCGTGGTGTTCAAATTAAGCCTTTGAGCGCCAGCAATTGCAATACCAAATTGATTAAGTCCTTGGCGGTAGATACCCATTGACGTTTCCGTCTGAAAGTTAAGTGACGGAGCGCCTGCCGTGCCGTCCACCAAAGAAATGCTCACTGCTCCAGCAGCAATTGTTGAGGCATTCAGCAAATTTACAGAGTCGCACAGCAAAATTACCTGCTCGCTGGCAGGGACGGGTACTGTAGCTCCGCCAGCGCTCGTGGTGAAGGTAATCTGATAGCCGGGTCCACCGCCGTTGGTTTGGTTGGTGATGTAGTAGACCTGAATCGTTTGGGGCAAAACAACAGTGACGTTGCCAGTCAAAGTTCCGGTGTACTTTTGAATCGTGTTGGCCGCCTCTGAGGCGCTCAGGGTGTAGCTGCCGTTTGTCACAGCCTTGGTGAGCTGGGTGAAATTAAACTCGGTGCTGCGACCCAAGCCTACGGTGAAGAATGCAGAGCCAGCGCAGCAAATAATGCAAGAGTCAGCAGGCTGCAAGGAGATCGATGCCGCGCCGTTGATGGGTATGCCGCCATCAGGGGCAATGGTCAAAGTGCCAGTTCCGCCGTTGCGGACCATCATGTACCAGTCATTGCCCAAAGCGGTGGGCAGGGTCAGAGTTCCCGACCCGCCCGTCCACACATAAGTTGACGCTCTGTCAGCGGCAACCACCGTATAGCTTGACCCAAAAGTGTTTACCTCGTTTGCGGCATTTAGAGTGTTTGAAATGGCCTTGAGGCCATACCCAGCAAGGGTGGCCGCATCGACGTTCGACGTGCCCACGCCAAAGGCAATCAAGCCCCATGTGCCCGCCGTAGTGGCGTTGGTGGTCAGGTAGATGTACTTGGCCTCACCGGGCGCTATGGTGACGATTGGCGAGCCGACGTAGTCCCTGACGGTGAAGGTATACGAGCCGACGTTGCGAAACAGCGCATCAATACCAACAGACGCCTGATTTGCAGGCGGCATGTCCAAAGTGAACGCATCCAGCGTGAACGTCAAGCCAGTAGTCGTGCCAGCCGTGGTGGCCACCGCAGTGCCGCCCAAAGTGGCCGACAGCGTAAAGGTCGTCGAGCCGTTGGTGGTGATGATGTAGTAGGTGTTGCCAGTGGTGATGCCGCCCGAAGTTCCCGTGGGCACTCCGGTGACAACAATGGCTTGGCCAACGAACAGGCTGGGGGTCGCGGTGCAGGAGCACTGACCATTTGTGCCAGTGACGATGACGCCAGTAAGCGCCAATCCACTCGAGAGCGACGTGACATCCATGACCCGAGCTGCGGCGTTGTCAGTGGCGCTGCCGTTGATTGGCCAAGAAAGGGTGGTGTCCGCAGCAAGCGTGATGCTGCGGTATGAGACGTCGGTCGGTTGGATTACCTGACCCGTGAATGGACTGGTGAAGCTCATGAATCCCTCGCAATCGCCTGACGATCAGCGCCGCGTGTGACGTTCTCTACCTTCAGGACTTCAATGATTTTGTCGTAATTACTTTGCCACATGGGCATGCGCTCGTCGTTCTTGAGGAACGGCATGGCTTGCAGCAAAGTGCCGTACAGCAGCGCCTGTGGGGCGTACTGTGTGAACCAGTTCGATTGGTTCGCTGTGTCCAAAGGCTGGACCCGCTGGTAATACAAAACCTCGTAGGCATATGCAGCCGCTGGTGTTGGACCAACCAACCAGTGCTCAAAGTCATAGTCGCAAAAAAACAAGGGAACGTCTGTTGTCGTTGGGTTTGGCCAGTACTCGCGGATGTACTCATAGGTGCGCAGCAGCACGGGCTGGCGTTTGCCTGCCACGGTCACATTCATCGATACCGTCTTGCGCCACCGAGCAGGTTTGGGGATGACGTTTTCTGAGGTGACCATGTTGCTTGTGACCACAGTCAGGTTGCCGAGGAATTTGATCTCAGACGCAATGATCTGCTCCGCCAGCATGATGAACTGCGGAATCTTGTCCAATGTCTGCTGGTCAGTACGCTCCAGATACGTCTGGATGTCGTTGACCAGCGAGTCATACGTCATTACGGCTGCGACTGTCATTTTGTTCTCCGTTATCCGACGTTTCGCTCAAAATGCGGGCAATCGACCAGCGACTTGAAGTTGCCGCCCCAACGGTTTTTGGGGTTTAAAGACTCCCAATATGCGCCAAGCGGAGCGAGCTGCTCCTTGTCCCATATTATCTTCCCGTCCTTGAAGAAATTCAAGTCGATGGCGCAGCGCTTGAGGTGAATCGAATTTAAGGTCTTGGAGCGGCCCGTTTTGACGTAGATGGCCTGCTGCTCAGGGGTGCGTGCTAATTCGCCCCCAGTGACCATCCAACCCTGTTCTGTGGCGTGCTGGATCAGCTTGCAGGCGTCCAACAGAAACGCGGCTTGTTCTTGGCTGAGGCTCATTCCTTACCCCCCTTGCGCATTTCCATGACCTTCTCGACCGTGCGACCGCCAAAATAGGCAGTCATCACCAGCATGCCCCACTGGCCCAGCAATTGGACGTAAGATTCGGAAATCTTGTACCCCGCGCCATCAAGCAACGCAAACAGCAGGTAAGCCGTCAGGATGTAGACCAGCGTGCCGGGGCGCACGTTTTTGGACAGCCACGAATCGGAGGCCATGTCGGACTTCCAAC